TGTATCTGATGATGATGCGGCAGGATTTGAAATAGACAAAGCCTTATCGTTAACAGTTAATTCTGCAGCCACACTTGGTGCTGGTAATGCAGTTCTTTTCTGTAGTTGGTTACAAAGAGCTAACGACGCTAACTAATATAATTAAAGTGCTCCTTCGGGAGCACTTTACTAAGGAGAAAATATGTCAATTGTTTTAATGAATTGGGTACGTGTAAGTGATGAAGTAGCAGCTGACACTGATTACTTTGTAACTGCAGCAAGACCAAATACATCTGCGACTATGGCACAGACATCTCTTGCAGCCGGACATAATGGCGGTGGAAGAAATGTTACTGTTACTACTACAGGATCAGGCGATGGTGGAAAAACAGCTACCATTACTGGAACTGATACAGATGGAGCCGCTCAAACAGAAGCACTAACTTTAGCGGGATCTGCTACAACAGTAGCTGGTGCTAAAATATTTTTAACTGTAACTGCAGTTGAAATGAGCGCACAACCTGCAGCCAACATAACGATTGGTTTTGGTGGTGTAGCTGGAGCAAAAATTGGTGGTGGTGGAGTATTTGGTAGTTTTAGAACCACATCTGGATCTGCTGCTGGAACATGTAGCTTTAGAACTGGTGGAACTGCAGGAACTGTAATTGCTACTGATACTTCAAGTGGAACTAGTGGAGCAAATAATGGTCAAGTTTCAGCTTATGGTACAGGGGCAAGATTAGTCGAAGGAATGTATGTAACTTATGATGTAGGTGATTTTACTCAAATCATAGTGTTTTATGCTGGATAGGAGGTTAAATGGCGAACACCACTTCCTCATCTTATTCATTTGATCAGAATTTTTCTATTGATGAAATAATTGCTGATGCTTATGAAAGAATAGGTTTAGTCGGAACTGCAGGACATCAAATTAAAACTGCACGAAGATCACTTAACATTCTTTTTCAAGAATGGGGTAATAGAGGAATACATTTTTGGGAAGTAGGAAATACTAATGTTAATTTAGTAGTAGGTTCATCAACTAATATTGATGCTACTGCTGAAGGATCTGGTGTTTATACTTTTTACAGAAATTCATCAGATGTCCCAGGAGGGGGAGAACCACCTCAAGCCACTACTGTGCCTACAGCAAACGTTTATGGAATTACAGACATTTTAAATGTTACTTACAGACAAAATTATAATACCACATCTCAATCAGATATTGGTTTAACAAAAGTTGCAAGAGATGCTTATTCTGCAACAGCAAACAAAGCATCACTTGGAACACCTTCACAGTTTTGGGTTCAAAGATTTATAGATAAAGTTACAATTACACTTTATCCATTACCAAATGCAACCGCAGCTAATAATTTTATAAATGTTTATTATGTAAAAAGAATCCAAGATGCAGGAGCCTATACAAATGCAAGCGATACTCCTTTTAGATTTGTGCCCTGTATGGTTTCAGGTTTAGCTTATTATTTAGCTATGAAATATGCACCACAAAGAGTTCAAGAATGTAAATTAATTTATGAAGATGAATTAGCAAGAGCACTATCGGAGGATGGATCAGCGGCGAGTACGTATATTACACCGAAAACCTATTATCCAAATGTATAATGGCAAGATTTTCAAAAGGAAGAAGAGCACTTGCAATATCAGATAGATCCGGTGCTGCATTTCCATACAATGAAATGGTTAAAGAATGGACTGGAGCATGGGTTCACATATCTGAATTTGAACCAAAACAGCCTCAGCTAGAACCACATCCTGTGGGTGCTGATCCTCAAGCTTTACAACATGCAAGACCTGCTAGAACAGAATTTCCTGTAGAAGATATTTTACCTAATAATCCTTTTACCACTACAGCAGCTTCTAAAACTTTAAGTGTTTCTTTTCCAAACAATGGTTATAATTATGGAACAACATATGTAAGATTTAGAGAAGTAAAAGTACCAGTGGGAGGAGTAGCTGTTTCTACATTAGAGCAGGAAACAACTTTAAATGGTGCAATTAATGCTACACAAAACTCTTTAACTTTAACAAATTCAACTGCTTTTCCCAATGCAGGATATTTGGTAATTGAAAAAATGAATAGTGTTAGTGGGGCTTTTGATAATGAGGTAATCGCATATACTGGTAACAATACCGGCACAGGTGCCATATCAGGTTTAACAAGAGGAACATCAGCACCTTTTAGAGGCGTTACTTTAGATCCAACAAATGCAGGAGCTCATGAAGATGGGGTAAAAGTTTTTGGTTCTTATCTAGCAACTGCCGTGCCTACGACAGTTGTTGTAGGTCCTAAAGAGTCTCAAACAGAAATACAATATAACTCTCTTACAGTGCCTTTAATTTCAAATGCATCAAGCACGGCAACAGGAGGCGGTTTTCAATGTACAATTGGACCGATAAATGATAGAAGTTAATTATGGCCGGATATACTTACTCAAATTTAACAACAGATATTAGAAACTATACAGAAGTAGATTCTAATGTTTTTACACAAGCTATCATAAATAGATTTATTGAAAATGCAGAATATAGAATTGCATATGATATACCTATGGATGCAGATCGAAGACAATCTCAAGCACAATTTGCTCAAGATAATAATTCTATTAATGTACCAGCGGAATGTTTATTTGTAAGAGCTGTTCAAGTTTTTAATTCTACGACAGCTTCTACAGGCCAAGGTCAATATTTAGAAAAAAGAGATCAAACATTTATACAAGAGTATGTAGGAGAACTTACAGGAGATTCCGGAGGTCAAACAGGCCAAGACGTAACAGGTTTACCTAAGTATTACGCTATGTTTGGTGGTGCTACAGGAACAGGTTCGGCTACTTCTGGAGCCATTTATATAGCTCCTACGCCAGATGCTAATTACCAATATATCATTCATTGGAATAAGCTACCTCAATTTTTATCTGGAAGTAATACATCGACTTATATTAGTGAATATTTCCCTCAAGGTCTTTTATATGCTTGTTTGGTAGAAGCATATTCATATTTAAAAGGCCCAACTGATATGTTGACATTATATGAAAATAAATATAAACAAGAACTTACTAAGTTTGCAGCAATGCAACTTGGAAGACGAAGAAGAGATGACTATACAGATGGAACTGTCCGTATACCAATCGAATCACCGTCGCCTTAAAGGAGTAAAACATGGCAATAACATCGGCAATTTGTAATTCATTTAAAGTAGAAATTCTACAAGGTGGACATAATTTTAACGACGCTAGTGGAGCACCTACAGGGAACGCATTTAAATTAGCTTTATTCACAGAAAACGCAACTTTAAGTAAATCAACAACAGCTTATACAGCACCTACAGATGCTTCAGCAGATCCTACAAGCACTAACGAAGTTAGTACAACTTCTACTGGGTATCCAGCTGGTGGAAATTCATTAACATCAAGTGCAGACCCAGTTTTATCTGGTGATACAGCTTGTGTAAAATTTGACGATACGAGTTTTGGTTCTGCATCTTTTACAGCAAGAGGATGTTTAATTTACAATACAACGGCTGTTACAGGATTTACAACTAACAGAGCAGTTTGCGCAATTAATTTTGGTGCAAACAAAACTGTTACAAGTGGAACTTTCACAATTCAATTTCCAGCTCAGACAGCAGGCAACGCAATCGTTCAGATAGCATAGGAGGTCAACCATGTCGGTGACTTCAGGATGGGGTAGATTAACCTGGGGACAAGCAGGTTGGAATGATGCTCAAACTATCGAACAAGGTTGGGGTAGAGAAACTTGGGGTTATCAATCTTGGGGTGATACACCTATTGTTACACTTACAGGTCTTACAGCTACAACATCTCTTGGAATTCCAGACGAATTAATTGAAGTTAAACCAGGTTGGGGCACACTTAGCTGGGGTCAAAATGGTTGGGGTTCTGTCGAATCTGCAACTGAAACATTAACTGGTTTAAGTTTAACTTCAAGTCTTGGAACAGTTACTCCTGCAGACGTTGTTGGATTAACAGGGTTTTCTCTTACATCTACATTAAATTCTTTAGCTGCAGTAAAAACAGATTTTACAACCACGCTTACCGGGTTAGGTTTAGTATCATCAGAGGGATTAATTTCACTAGATGATCATTCAGTAGGTTTATCTGGTTTATCTGCTACGTCTGCAGTTGGATCATTGGCACCTGCTGATGCCATAGGAATATCAGGACTGTCTGCAGACACAGATGTTGGATCTATAACTATTACATCAAATCCTATTCATGCTTTGACTGCGTTATCACCATTAATAACAACATTAGGAACTCCTACAGCTACTCCAGAGACCATAGCTGCACTAACGGGTCAAACCGGTACAACTAGTTTAGGAACGGCCACTACTGTACAAGTTACTAATGCTAATTTGGACGGTTTAGGATTAACAGCTACAACCACTTTAAATGATGCTAAATTAATACTTAAATATTACAGGGATTTAACACCTAATACCAGTGCTTCGTATACTACTAAAACACCTAATACTTCTGCTACTTATACGGATAAAACACCTGCATAATTATGTTTGACTTAAAACTAAATAAACAATATAAACTAACAAACTAGGAGAATTTTAACAATGGCTTCAACATATACACCTCTTGGCGTAGAATTAATGGCTACTGGCGAAAACGCCGGTACTTGGGGAACAAAAACAAATACTAATTTACAACTTATAGAACAACTTACTGGTGGGTATTCTGCTAAATCAATTGCAGGTGGAGCACAAACTACAGCTTTAACTATTACAGATGGTAATACAACTGGAACAGGTCAATTTAGAATGATTGAGTTTACGGGAACTATTACAGGAAATCAAATAGTAACCATTCCTTTAGATGTAGAAACTTTTTACATGTTAAGAAACACAACTTCTGGAGCTTATACAGTTCAATTTAAATATGTATCTGGTTCAGATGGTGGTGTAACTTTTGCTACTACTGATAAAGGTGATAAATTAGTTTTTGCTACGGCAAATGATGGGACTAATCCAGAAATAAAAGATTTAGCAATTGGTACAACATCAGCAGCAGGAACTACTGGACAAGTTCAGGTTAATAATTCCGGAGCTTTTGCTGGAATTGCTGAAGGAACTAGCGGTTTTGTATTAACATCAAATGGCTCAGCAGCAGCCCCAACTATGCAAGCCCCTGCGGTTTCTGTAGGAAAAGCTATTGCAATGGCAATCGTATTCGGTTAAAAGGAAGAAGGAGATTAAAAAATGGCAAACCCAAATATAGTAAATGTAACATCGATCTTAGGTGGAAACCTTGGTTTTAATTTATCTAACACTACAACTTCAACTTTATTAACAGTTGATGCAGAAAAATTATTAAAAATTAATAGAATTACAGTTGCAAACGTAGATGGAAGTTCTGCAGCAGATGTAGATTTATTTGTAGATGGATTAACAACTGCTGGAGCATCAGGTATTACACCAACAAGTGCTAACACAACAGTTTATTTAGCAAAAACAGTTTCAGTTCCGGCTGACGCAACGTTAGTCATTTCAGACACACCAATATATTTAATGGAAGGTGACATACTGAAAGGTGGAGCTAGTGCTTCTGGTGACCTAGATTTATTTATTTCATACGAAGTATTAGACGACGCGTAGGAGGTTTAAGGTATGGCTGGAAATGGCGGAGTAATCGGACCCCCAAATACAGTTACAGCTGGCGCGCCCGCTGCAACAACAACTTTTACATCATCAGGCTGTTTTACAGCAACACGAACAGGGTTAGCTGACTATTTAGTAGTAGCTGGCGCTGGAGGTGGTGGAAGTGGATGTGTAGCTGCGAATGAACAAGCAGGTGGTGGAGCTGGTGGTTACAGAGCAACTGGATTTGGACCAAGTCCTTTACAAGGTAGTGCTGTTCCTTTAACAAAATGTACAACTTATGCAGTAGTAATAGGGGGTGGTGGATCTACTCCCGGATCAAATAACGGTGCAGCAGCTGGAGGAGACGGAAGTAATTCTACTTTTGCTGCTCCTTCTCCTTTTGGAATAACTGCTGATGGTGGTGGAGGCGGCGGTTCAAAAAGTGGTGCTGCTAAATCTGGTGGCTCAGGTGGTGGAGGAGGTTTTAATCCTTCAGGAACTAATGCTGGTGGATCTGGTAACGTATCAGGTTTACCCATTCCAGAAGGAAATGACGGTGGAACATCATACCCCACACCATCAGGTAGATCTGGAGGTGGTGGCGGAGCTGGTGGTGCAGGTAACGGAAGCAACATTACGCCATTCCCAGCAGGTGCCAATGGTGGACCTGGTGTGCCTAATACTATAACTGGATCCGATGTTACTTATGCAGTAGGTGGAACAGGAGATGCAGCCCCTTCTCCTCCCGCTGGTTCTCCAGCAGGAGCGGCAAATACTGGAAATGGAGGCGGAGGTGGAAGTGCTAGTGTACCAGCACCTCCTTTTAATAATTCTGGTGGAGCCGGTGGATCTGGAATTGTTGTTATTCAAGAAAGAGCAACTGATCCAACAGCGCCTGGAATATGGTCAATGAATACTGTTTATGACTATGTAAAAGATGGCAATTGGGTATAAGAGGATATTTGACAATAAGATAAATATAAAATATAAATTTAAAAGGACAATATTATGGCACATTTTGCAGAATTAGAAACAAAAGTAGATCCAACAGGATTTACAAGTGACACTCATCAAGTAGTAAAAAGAGTTGTTGTCGTAGGCAATGATATTACTGCAGGTGATGGAGTTCTTGGTAATAATGACATGCATGTTGATGGAGAAACATGGTGTATTAATTTTTTTAAAACTGGTATTTGGAAACAAACTTCTTACAATAATAATTTTAGAAAACAATATGCAGGAATTGGAATGGTTTATGATCCTGTAAAAGATAAATTTATAGAGCAACAACCTCATGCTTCATGGTCATTAGATGAAAACGATGATTGGCTAGCACCCATAGCTAATCCATCAATAACAGATGATGGTCAAGAAGAACCAGAATGGGTTTATAATATTTTTTGGAACGAAACAAAATACAACGCTGACAACACTAAAGGTTGGGAAGCAATTAAATCAAACGACACATCGGATACACCTACCAAATACGATTGGAATGGCACAGCTTGGGTGTCCGAATAGGAGACTCATATGGCTAATCGAACAGGATCAGCAAATGGTGGTATAATAGGAAAGAGTAATAAGACTTCGTTTGGAACAAATCTTCAAACTGTTAAAACATCCACAGGAAGTCTCACTACACAACCAGGAACTAGAATAATTCAAACAGTAGTTGTAGCTGGTGGAGGTGGTGGAGCAAGAGCTTGTGCACCAGGAACTTTTGGATCTGCTGCTGGTGGTGGAGGAGCTGGTGGTTTAAGAAATGTGGAAGTAAATGTTTGTGGTAATTCACCTTATTCAGTAACTATTGGAGCCGCTGGAGCTGGTGGTTCTACAAATAGAGGTGGTAGTGGTGGAGATTCAATTTTTAATCCAGGTGGAAGTGAAGGAACTACAATGTTCACTGCAACAGGTGGCGGAGGTGGAGGGCAATCTTCTACTAACCCATGTGTATCTGCAGCACCCGGACTAGATGGTGGATCAGGTGGAGGACAAGGAGCTGTCCCATCACCAACTCCTGCAGATGGTGGAACAGGAAACACACCTCCTTTTAG